CATTAATATACATGTTTGCGCCAACTGTCAGCGAGGTAGGAGCATTTGCGCCAGTTACCGCTGGCCAGGCAGTTTTCCATTCATCACTGCCAATTACAGTCCAGGTGTTGTCGTATTTTTTGTAATAACCGCGGATTGCTGGCGGAATACAAACTACTGCATAATCGCCAATACTACCAACGCTGGTTAGCGGAGTATAGTCATCAGCAGGAGCGTTTACAACTTCGGCTGTGTCAGTGATAACAATTGGTGTTGGGGTAGTAACACTGTTATTTGTTTCATTAAACTGGAAGATACCCCAGTTAGTGTTAGAAGTATCCAACCAATACGTGCCGGCTGCGGCTGACCCAGTTGGACGAGTCAAACTAGCAGTTAATTCTGTTAGGTCAACGTCAACACGTTGAATATAAGCACGATTGGTAACACCAAGAGCAGAATAAGCTGCAAGCAAACCATACTCGTTGAGTTCGTAACCGTTAATAGGTGTACCAGTTGTGGTATTGTAAAAGAATGGTACACCAAAAGTAGCGGCCAAATCTCTTTGACTTGTGATTAAATAAGTCTTGTTGGCGTTGGCTGCAAGTGTGCCTGCTGCCACTGTTATGCCGTCAGCTGATACTTTGTTTTGTGCTGTGGCAACTACAAAGTAAGGGACTGTGTTAACGGCTGAAGGGATGTATTGACTCTCATCAATTACTGTTACTTCTACGCCTGGGGATACTAGAGCCATGTTATGGTTTCCTTTTCAAGTTACTGATATTTATTAGTAACTGTCTAAAAAGGCTGTCTACACCGCCCTTTGCCAAAGGTCCACCATAAATACCTTGTGAAAAGACCAATATGTCAGGCATGTGGACAACGACCATGTGCGGTAAACTACATCAAAGATGAAGTAACACACTATCGATCAAGGTGTGAAAGTTGCCAACGAAAAAATAAAGGTATCAAGCCCCGAGAACCTCGATGGAGATCTGCTGGGTACAAGAAAAAACCCACATGTGATAGATGTGGGTTTAAGGCAAAGCATACCAGTCAATTGCTGGTTCTACACGCTGACAGCAATCTCAATAACTGCGAATTGCGAAATTTAAAAACTGTTTGTTTAAATTGTGTAGCTGATCTAAAGCGCACCGATTCTACTTGGCGGCCTGGGGATCTTGAGCCAGATGCTTAACTTGTTGATACAAGTGATCTAGTGTGCCGTTATTATCAAGAATTTGATCAAAATCTGTGCCAATCCAGGAATATTCGCTAGCATGTACACCACGCTCATCTAGTTTTTTCTTACTTAATGCCCAGTGGCTATTGCCGTTTGGACCACGATTATACGCTACAGCAGAATTGTACCATTCAGGCTCGCTCCCACGTCGAATACGTACAACAATGCCTCCAGCTTCTTTGATAGCTTTAATTTCGTTGGGAAATCTACAATCAGTAATAACAACATCATCTGTAGAATTTCTCAGTTTATTTTCTAAACTAGCAATCCAGATATCATCATGAAACCCAGTTCGTAACACGTTTGTGCCCCATTGCTGTAGCACCCAGCGCGGAGTGAGTTCAGGAATATTCAAGCGATTTGCCCACCACGCATCCACTTGTTCACGCCACTCACGTGAATGTTTTGTGCGGCCTTCTAGCATGGTTCTGTCCCATCCAAAAACTTGGGCTACTGCATCTTTAAGAGTATTAGCAAAACTCTCTCTACGAAAATGATGCAAGTTCACAAGATAATCAGCCGCAGTATCTTTGCCGGCTCCAATAAGTCCACAGATTCCAATAATCATTTTAACTCCTGAACATTAAGATGTTTTAGTGTATTTTGTAACATGCCAATTTGTCTGCGGCAATCTTCTAGTGCATGGTGTGTAGTAGGTGGGATCGGTTGATCAGGCCACAGTGAAAATACTGTACGGCTGTCCCTAACCATGTAGTATTGCCAAGGAATTGGTTTGTTATAGCTTTTGTAAGCATGCTCCAAGATGTTCATGTCGTATGTTGGACCTTGCGCCCAAACACGTTTAGCATGCCATATCAGTTTACCTAGGCCATCAAGTGCTTGATCAAGTGGGATTCTACCCTCTTCGTTAAACGCTTCGTCGCGCACCACAGCAGGTTGAGTTGCCCACCACTCAATTGTGCCTTGCTCTATTTTGCGAGTTTCTTGGCTTTCTAAAGTAACCCTAGCATAGTAAGACTGGTCATAGACATTGTTACCAAACGGATCAAACGCTTGGGCGGCAATAGTTAAGATAGTAGTATCCGGGCCAGTTGCTAGCCCTTCTAAGTCAATCATCAAGTCCATGTGTTATTATAACACATGATGCGCTAGTATGCAATCTTGTGTTAACCAATTACCCAAGTAAGCGGCTGACTTGCATCCACATACATTTTAAGTTCTTCTATTTTAGCTGCCATTTCTTCTTTGGCTTCAGCTTTCATTGCGGCACCGTTTAGGCTACCGCCACCTTGTGGTCCAGCAATAGTAGCAAACTTTTCACGTGCTTCGCCAATAATCATTTTACAGTTAGCAACCATGTAATCCTTGATCCACTGTGAGACTTGGAAGTCACTAAGCAATTGTATTTCAGGTTTGAGCTGGTATGCCCAGAGCAAGACATTCTCGCCAGTGCCTTTTGGATCACGAATCAACTGAAGCTTCTTTGTAACTGGATTCCAGGTGTAGTTCATGTATGCGCCAAACATACGCCCGGCTAATTCAACATACTGTGAGTAGAAGTCGTAAGTGGCAAGGCCGCCTGCTACGTTAAAGTTCATAAGGTAAACGTTGATTGAGGCCTGCGCAAACGGATCAAAGTTACTGGCAAAAGGGCCAGTTGAGTCACCAAAAGTTCTACGGAATACTTGGCGTACACTTACAGTTTCCTGGGGCAATGTGTAAATGTTCACATCGCGTATCAGTTCCATAAAGATGTAGGCTTCTTCATAAGCATTTTCAGCACGTTGACGATAGACGCCAATTGTTTTTTGATAGGCGGCCTCGTAATGTGCAGGGTCCAGCTCAAGATCAATAATTTGATCACCAAGCTGGAGTTTTACATACTCTATTAAATTTTGTTTCAGTTCGGGCAGTGTATTTTCAGCCATATAGGGAACTCTCCAGTTCCTGTATTTATTGAAGTTTTGCTATTGTGTTAAGCAACCATTGAGCAAAGTCCATGGGCCACTGACGTTGCATTTGTGCCAATAATTGTTGATTGTGAGTAGCTGCTGTCTGGCATCTCACAGACAATTTAACTTGATCAGAGTTTTTTATGTTGTAATAATTCTGTATGTTGAGTTTAACAAATTCAGAAATTTTTCCATGACCGTACATAGTATTGTTTTGTGTCAAACTGTCATAACCGTGATCTACAACATCATCTAACACATCAAACCCTAGTGTTTTTAAATACCCCACAGCATGTTTCGCCGAGAATACAGCCCAAGGGGCCGGCGTTACTAGTGCTCTAAATATCTTTTCACTAAATGCCACTGTAGCATCTCCAGCATAAGTTTCAATTACCAAATTGAGCCAGGCACCGATCTGCGTTTGCTCAACTGTTAACCCGTGATTTCTAACAGGTATGTGCGGCAAAGTTTGGGCAAACCACTTAGCATATTCAGTGTTGTGCAATTGATTTAACTGTGTCCAACAATGCGCAAAACTGTGTTGAGCATCTTCAGCAGTGTGCTCATTGCCCTGTGCTCGTGCATTAAAATTTACATAATCTAATTGTTGCACTTGATCAATTCCACCTGACTGTTTTATCAGCTCTAGTAGTATCAGTTGTCGTTGATTGTCCAGCCGATTCACTGAAAAATTAAATCGCTTGTTTGGTTGCCAATTTTGATCTGCTGGAACATAATTAAACACTCCAAAGTAACTTAATGGCAACGTTAGTATCTGGTAATTGGTGGGGACAGGCACGTAGTTGTCAGTAACAATTACGGTGTCCGCATCAAACCATTGATCAGGTGGGAGGTTCCAATCATCTCTATTGACTCCAAAATCGTCGGCCAAGCACACAATGACCTTTTGGCTGCCTCGACTCCAGCCTCTAGCACTGCCCGGTATTTTTTGATAACCAATGTTCATCAACACACTTGACAACAAATGAACCACTGCATGTTCGTGATACATGCAATGACTTTGCTGAAATATTTCACCAAGACCAATTTGATAAAACTTTTGATCAAACACGGTTAGGATCCTTTGACCACTGGAAATATTTTTTGAAATGTGTATTGTTCAGGACAAAATTTACATTGGGCAATGGGATTATCCAATTGAGAGAAAAACTCTTGTTGGTAAGTTTCAAAATTATCTACGCTCAGCGGCTGATACGAATTTAATAATGTTCTGTCTGAATCAGAAATATCTAATGTGTGTTGTTGATCAAACTCAGGCATTAGTGCCACCGGTGCACACTTGTACAACTTGCCGCGAATAAAATGATAACTTTTAAATGTAGCAAATCCGCAATTTTGATGTGCAACAAATGGATCGCTGTTGTGCAATGAAAACACTTGTTGTGTACTATTTTTCCAAGAATGTGTTATAGCCGACGAATGAAACGTGTCAACATTCATTACAGATACAACTATGCTATTGCGGTCAATAAACAAATAATCAGAATTCCAATTATTTTTTGGATGTCCTTTTAGGTATATTTGAACTGGTCCTTTAAGAAACCATAATATATCTTCTTTTAATTTTTCAAACTGATCAGGGTTGTGCAAACTCACACCAATGTGATTGTGCGGGCGAGTATGATGTTTAAAAAACAAAGCATCGTAAAGATCAGGGTTTTGTCTAAATCTAGTGCCGTTTGTAAGTATTTGAACTTCAATTCCAAATATGCGATTAATGCCTTGCACCCAATCTATCAGGGTGGGGTTTAAAAAAGGTTCCCCGCCCATGATAGTGACCGATGTAAGATTGACTAACTTGCCCCACTGCTCGTATTGTGATTGATAATCGCTCCAACGTTGCCAACCTCGGAAGTTAAAATTATTAAATCTATTACAGTTTTGACAAGTTAAATTGCATATATTAGTAATGTATAGATCTACTTTGTTGGGGATGACGTGCATCCTAATACTTAGCTTACCAAACTTTAAGAATAATTAGATTTTCAGTACCACGTGCATTCCATGCGGTTTCGGTGGCTTTGATATCTTTAAACGCTTTTCGAGCAGCCGGTTTACCTGCGGTTGTGATAGCTTTGAGTTGCTCGGCTGGTTTACGCAGAGTTTTTTGCTGTGTTTCTGCTGTGCTGAACCCAATTACAGAATTGTTCTTGACTGTAAACGCCTTGGTATATTCGTCTGCAACCAAGTGTATCAATTTGCGCTTTTTGCTGTCATATAACCAAGCTTCAGTTTTGTCCACCAACTGTGCGGCTGGCAATGACTTGAGCTTGAGCTCTGCAAACTCTGCTAGGATCTTGAACTTAGCGGCACGTTTCTCGGGAGGTACTGCCTTGATCTTGCGCGGCTTGCGTTCCACTTTCTTAATCTGTACATAAGCGCCACAGTCGTTGATCACAGCTTCGCAAAACTTGATCACGTTGCGCATTTGAATTTTAGAAAAATGGCTGTAACCTTCGACCAAATGGGAGTCTTTGCCGGCTACAACTGCTTCAAATTCAACTAGTCTACGCTTCCATAAATCAGATATTGAGCCCACCATTTGCGGTGCAATATTCATGCTTCGCAACAGTGTAACCGGTTTATAGTCTGGACTCATCTTTGCACCGGCTGAAATAAACTCGTCAAACAAGCCGTCAATTTCGCCCATACACTAACTTACTTTTT